GAATAGCTTTCAGTTCAGTAGCTTCGGCGTCAAGTTTTATTGACGTTCTGTCTATTTTTCGTTTTTCGCCGTTGGCAATTTGCTTATCTAAATCCTCTATTTGGTTTTTAAGTTGAGTTTTTACCTTGTCAATAGCATTAGCCCATTGTTTTTCGGTGTCAACTTGTTCCAAGTTCAATTCCTTGGCAAGCCTATTGATATTTCTTCTTAATTCCCTTGCTTTTTGCTCTGATTTCGGACGAACTAAACCACTTTTCAACGGCATTTGTCCATTCATAACATCGTCATAAGCAGAAAGTAAACGTCCATATTCTTTAAGTTTATTTACTTCCGCAGTGATTTCGTCTTTATTAGGATTAACTTGTTTTCCATATCCAGTCAAAGCATCACGAATATCCCTCACATCAGCATCGGGAAATTCATCTGCAATATCGTCTTTGATTAATTGTGCAATAACGTCGATGTCAGTTTCTCCCGCTTCTACATAATCACGTAGTAATTGTGCAGGAATTTTAATTTTTCCTTCTTCGTTAATAGTGATGCTTTGTAGGTCGGTAACTTTTACATCGCCTTTTCCTCCCGCTTCTTTAAATAATTCAGGTAAATGCTGTCTTACGCTTTTTCCTAAATCCTTTAATATTTCATTAGAAAAATTAGCAAAATCACCTTTGGCGGTTTTTAATACCAATCCTAAATATTCCCTAAATTCAGGGTCGGCCACCTGTGCCATAACACTTGCTATGTCATTTGCTCTTGCAAACTTGTTTCTTAATTCTTTTTTACGAGCAAGTTCTTTTGGAGTTAATCCTGACTTGTTCTTTTTGGCAGCCTGATTTTTTCGCTCTACATCTTCCTGAATATTTTTGATAGATAATTCATCCTCTGCTTTCTTGGCTCTTACTTCAGCTTCTTTTGTTTTTTCTTCAAGGTCTTTTAGTTTTTGGTCTAACTCTTCGTACTTGGCTTTTATATCATCAGGAATTTCATTGTTTGGATCGTTTCGTTTCCAATCAGCAATTTGTTTTTTAAGATTGTATTTTAGCGTTTGGTTTTTATTATAGATGTAATTCAAGATAGCAATTCCTTGTCCTGCATCACGAACAGCATTATCAAAATCATCCGACACTTCCTGAAACTTTTTAATTAAAGCCTCTCTGTCGTTTGGATTATTGTCAATTTCATCTGAAATTTCAGTTTTCAAACGAGTCAACGCTTCATCGTAAATAAGCATCTTCACATCGGAGTTTGTAATCAAACCATCTTTGATTGCTTTCAATGCTTCCGAAGCCCCAACTTTATCGATAAAAGCCATAGCTTCATCATTCGCTTCTTGTTGGTTTCTTACATCATAGTTTTTGCCAAGTTCTTTTACCGCTTTTGTGATTACATCGGGATTCCCGCCTTCAATTAATCTACCCAACAAAGATTTCTTCCCTGATTTTGATTTAAAATCATTGTCGGCTTCTTTCTTCGGACTAATCCTTTCCTTAATTTCGTCGATATTTACCTCGAAATCCAATGTTTTTTTAAGGTGTTCAATGGTTTTTGAGATTGCTTCGTCGATATGTATTCCTGCTGCCATCGCTTGTTTTACGATGTTTGCGATTACATCAACTATGTCAACTCCGTTTTTGTTTAATCCTTCAATATCGTCAACTTTTATCTTAATTCCAAAGATAGAGTCAATGCCTTTTACGGCATCACGAATGTTATCTACTTTAGCATCGGATAGTTTTATCCTTTCGGCTATTTTTTCTTTGGTTGTGGGTTTTGGCTTTTCTTTAATATTTGCATCTTTATTTAAAAAAATAAACACACCCTCGGATTCTTTTATAAAACCGAATTTTTTATAAAAGTTTTCTAATTGTTTTGTATCTAAATTCTGTTTTTGTCCTTTTATTGGAGATGGCTCTACATAAATTTTTTGATTATTTTGTATTGCAAAATTTACAATACTTTTTAATACTTCTGACCCTTTTCCTTTATTGTCCTTCTCAATTAAAATTTCGGTTAAAACAATACTTTCCCCACTTGGGTCTTCTTGTAAAAAAACCTGCCCATCATCATTTATTAATTTATATCCTCTTTTAAAAGCTATGTAATCATCTCCTTTTTTAAAAACAGAACCTTGAAATCCTTTTATTTTTGTGTTATTTATTTTATCTTCAATAAATATCCATCCATCATTTTGTAAATACTCAAATATATTTATAGTTTTTTCTTTGGTTGCGGGCGGTTTTTTTACACCCTCATTATTTGGTTTTACACCCTCATTTACACCCTCACTATCTAATCTATCTAATTCTTGTTGTCCTTTTTCGCCAAAACTGTAATATATGCTATTTAATAAAAATTGTGCAGACGGATGATTAGTTTCCTCTTCTAAAATATCACTCCATTCTTTAGACATTTTATCACTATTCCTTTGCTTTGTTATTTCTTGATAAAGGTCTGTTTTTTCTTTGGTGCTTAATTTAGACAAATCAGTTTCAATGTTTTTTGAACTTACAAGAGTTTTAGCAATTTTCTTTAAAGAATAATCACTTGTTACGTCTTTGTTTTCGGGAGTTTCTTTTATGTTACCCTCATCAATGAGGGGAACATAACCTCTTAATTTATCCAACTCGCCGTTTTCAAAATCTAAAGAAATAAAAGTTTGCTTGCCTAATATTCCATTTGATTCAATACGCCCACTTACGCCGACAATATGACCATTTATAATACGAAATGAGGTTACATCTACCTTTTCTCCTTTTTTGTTTTTAATAGATATATTTTTATCAAATACATTTATATCTTCAAGCTCATTTTTAATTAAAGCGTCAGCATCGGCTATTCCTTTTTCAAGTTCCTTTTTGCTAATTCGTTTTGCATTTTCTGCTTTGCTTTCAATATCCTTAATAATTGGTTTTGACTCTTCAATCTGTTCTGCTGTTCGGGAGTTAAAATCTTCGATTGTTTTTTCATCGGTAAGTTGTATTAGTTCTTTTTTTATGGCTACAAATTCAGGAATATTAGCATCTTCAGGAAACAAATTTGTTCCTTCTTTTACTGATTTTCGGGTTTCTAATCGATTGTTTACTTTATCTACAACCTCATTTATTAAATCTATATTATAATCCTCTGTAGGGTGAAATAATACGTCGTCAATGTATTTTAAAAACTCATTAACCGCTTCTTTTTGCTCCTCTAATTCCTTTTGTTGTTTTTGTAAATCCTTAAATTCTTTTTCTAAAACAGTAATCGCTTTTTTAGTTTTTGCAGGCGAAATAGTTTCGTCGTCGTTGATTTTGTCAATAGCGTCGCCGTTGTCTTCAAGTTTAATATCAATATCATTAATCTTGCTTTCAATCGCTTCGATTTCACCATATTTATCGTCCTTCCATTTTTCTACAACATCATCAACTTTGTCAACGATTTTGTCGCTAGGAATATCCTTAAAGCCATCATAAATTAAACTTTCTACATCATTTAATTTAAGTTCTTTTTTTACGGTTTCTACATCGGTATTTACTTCGCTATGTGGCTCGATTATTTTCCCTACAACTTCTTTTGATTTAGGTTGGGGAGTTTCGTTCGCCCATTCCCATAATGTATTATATCCTTGTTTTTTTATATTTTCAAGTTTTAATACATCTGCTTTAGTTTGATTTTCAACTTTACTATCAGCATCATATTTCCCGTTATCAGGTCGGTTTAAAAAATCTTTCTTTTTTTCGATTAAATCTTCAATAGGACTATTTACAAAAGTAAGCCCAATGTTTCCAAACTCATTAATTACTTTTTCAGCTTGTTTTTCTTGGCTTTTTTCGGAAGTATAAGGAACATAGACACCTTGTCTATCTTCTTGTCTATGTCTATCATTATCTACTTGGACACTTTGTCCAACTTTCTGTCCAACCTTAGCGTCTTCTTTTTCTGTTATCGCGACACTTTTCACGACATCTTGTCGCGATTTATTTTTTATTCCCTTATTTAACCCCTCATTTGTTCCCTTAACTTCTCCACCGTCAACGGAACTCGGTACACTTTCTTTTGCAGGGATTTCTTGCTCGGTAGCTCGTACTTCTCCCACATTTGGAGTTGCAGGTCGAATGTTTCCATCAGCAGGAGGATTTGTTGGCGGTGTTGCTTCATTTTTAGCGTTTTTTGACTTTATAACATTTTTATCTACAACAACATAACTAATGTCTTTTTTGCCAAAAAACGTATCTTCTAATACGACTCCGCTATGACCTTTTTCTTTTATTTTTTTTAATAATGTTTTTTGAAGTTCACCATCACCGCTAAACCTATCTTCTTGAAGGCTTTCTAATTTCTCTTTTATCCATTTTTCTTTATCTCCCTCAAATCTAAAACGATTTATTATTTCAGGAAACAAATCTTGAATATCTTTCTCGGTAAAATTTTCTTTTACAAATTCAGCTTTCTTTTCTTGAGTAGATAAATCAATAAAATTAGAAGTATCGATATTAGCTTCGGTTACTTTTGTTTCATCTCCACCATACCATTCTGAAACATTTTTATTTTTAGAGAAAAATATAAATTCACCTTTTGTAGAAGTAAAATCATCAATTTTTTTCCCCCTACCTGTATAAAAAATCTCATCATTTTTATTTTCCTCAACACTAGGAGCAACTACATCTTCTACTGGAGATACTTCTTGGGGTTTAGGAGTTTCTACCTTCTCGGCTTCGGACGGTTTTTGTACTTCGGCTTGTGGTTGGGCTTCGGAAGTGGGAGTTTGCTCGTTTGCATAGATTTCATTTGCTTTTTGTGATACTTGCTCATTAGTTACATTAACGGTCATATCGCCACCTGTCAATTCTTGAAGGGCTTGGTCGTTTAATCTATCTTGTTCTTTCAACGGTAATGACGAAATCTTGCCGTTCTCCAAATCAAAATCAGGCTCCACACCCTCAAATTTAGAGAAGTCATCATTCACTTCAAGCCCGTCGTTTTGGCTTAATATTTCGGTTTTTCGCTTTTGGTTTTTACTCGCTTGAAGTCGAATTTCTTCCTTCATAGCTGGTTTTAAGTTGTCCGGAATATCATCAGCATCATCAATATCATCAAACTTTGTTTTTAAGTCCTCAAATTCCGTGTTTAAGGCGTTTAATTCTGCTTTTTGTTCCGTAGGTAGTGCTTTTGCTTTTTCTATCTCTGTGCCAAGCAATTTCTTATTTTCAGCTTCTAATCTATCAGCACGTAAACTTAAAATAGCTTTGTTTTCAGGTGATAAATTACCGTTGTCAATTTCGCTACGTAACTTGAATACTTCTTTGTTGGTCGCTTTTACTTTTGCGTAGGTTTTTGCTTTTACATAACCTTTTGCTCCGTAAACCCCCAACGTTTGTAATCCACCCATTCCTGTAGCAGATAACCCCGCATTTTTAATAGCGTGAAAATCAAATTCGGCTCGGATTCCCGAAGACATATCGTTTACTTGGTTTCCAAACTCAACGGCAGATTCCTCAACAACTTCCCCTACAGCACTTACAAGTGGGTTTTTTTCTATAGATTTTTCAATAGTAGCTCTGAATGATTTTCCAATGATTTTCGAACCCGCCTCAACTCCTTTATCGGCTATTATTTTTTTCATCACAGCACCCGAAGCTCCCGTGAATAAATGTCCTGTAACCGCCTCAATAATTCCCGCATTAGCAGAATTTAAAACCCTTGTTCCTAATCCCATTTCAGGATTTTCGTCTTTTAATTGTGCGTTTTTAGTTGAAGCTGTCGAAGCTCCTATCGCAACCAAAGCAGAAGTTTGTCCACCCGAAGCCATAGCCGCTACCATTATCGGTAAAGACTGCATTGTAGTTCCTGCAATTAATTTAACAGCACCTACATAATTCCCGTCTTGAACAGCTTTTAATGCGTCGCCACCATTCTTTTCGGAATACGCATTAATCTTTTCATTGGAAACTTTTATTTTTTCTTTAAGAATTTCAGAAGGAATATTTCTAAACCCTAAATTATCGGCTAATTTATCAGAAGATGCAAGTTTCTTTTCATCAACTCCCATCGCTCTAAAAATAGGATTTGTAATCGAAGCCGCCGCATCATAAATAAGTCCAGGAGCATCATATACGGATTTAGAAACCGTAGATAATCCCGTATCTAAATTCTCCTTCAAATAATCAAAGAATGAAGTATCTTCTTTTACAGCAGGTTTTTGCACAACGGGTTTCACCGATTCCATCGAATTAAAATCAGGAATAGGAGAGGGGATATTACTTTTAAACGCCGGATTTACTCCACCCGAAGAACCAGTAGGAGTTTCCGAAACCAATTTTGGAGGAGTTGCAGTAGGTGTGGGCTTTTTTTTTTCGCTATTATAAGAATTTATAACCCCTTGAATATTTGCGTCTGATTCATTATTAGCAATCATTCCTTGTACTATGCCGTCTAATTCTTCGTCCATCTTATTTCTTTTTATTTAAGTTTCTGTAGTAAGCCAATCGTTCATTCTGTGTCATTTTTGATGTATCTGTAGCTTTCGCTTTAAAAGCATTGGATATTCCTTTTGTTATTGGATTGCTCCAAGTTTCTTCTTGTGTTTTAACATCTTCTTTAGCATTTTCCGCTAATTTTGAAGCTAACTCACTCTCTGAAAGTTTACGGACTACAGCAGTAGACTTGCCCATATAATCTTCTTTTTCTGTATAGGTAATGTCCTTTTTTTCTTCTCCTGTTTTTCTTTCTTGCTGATTGTAGGTTCTATTGCTATTTCTTTGTGCTTGAGCGTCTTGTGATTTTGCATGGTCAAATTTTTCTCTTTCAAGATACGGTACTTCTGACACACTTGGTTTAGTATTCTTTACTAATAAGTCATAATATGAGGTTTCGACTTCTTTAAGCACGTCTGGATTTGTATAATTTTTTTCGTTTTCCGGATCTAATCCTAAACTTTGCAAGGCAGCATAAACAGCACTACGATTTATAGTTAGTTCTTTCGATTTTACGGCAGCAAGATTTTCGTAACCTTCACGACCTTCTGTTGTTCTTTCTACTTCTCCGTTTTTAGTTTTTACTATTTCAACTTTTTTAGTTTTGTCCGGTAGGCTTTTTTGGAATTGGTCAATCAATCCTTTCTCTCCTGTAACATTAAAACTTTTTACAGGCTCTAACAAGGATAATAACTGTTGTCCTGAAATTTCTTTATGTGAAATCTTTGCTAAATTCCCGTTTTCGTCTCTATCAAAAATAGAATATCTTGGATTACCATTTGCGTCATTTGTTTGTACTATTTCTCCGTTTCCAAGTTTGTCTAAAAGCTCTCCTTTTTTTAGTAAACTTTGAGAATTATAATTAGCTACATTTTTTACCCAATCTTCTTTCAAAGCATTAAGTTTATTTGGCATTTCACTTAAACCGTTTACACTTGCAACTGCGTTTTCATAAATTGCATTGTATTTTTGATCGCCAGTTTTCATAAAATTATCTCTTGCTTCGGCTGCAATAGTCTTAGCATTCATGTAAGACTGTCTATTTGAAGCGTCTAATCCTGTTCCTGTTGCTATAAATGGGTTTTGTTTAGCAAACTCTTGAGCATCCGCAAAATCTCTACGTCTATCTTCAGTCGCTGTACGTTCTGCTTCTGTTTTATTTCTTTCATCCGCTATGCGTTGAGCATTTTGCCTAAACATACCATCTTGTACGTTAGACATTGCTTCGCCTATGTAATTTCTTGTAGGGCCTACGCTTGCGTAACCACCCGAACTAGAACCTATAACTCCTGCCATTTTATGTAGTTTTAGTTTTTCCCGCCAATTTTCCCGAACCCGCCAATGCTCCACCTGCCATTCCAACGCCTTGAATCATATTACCCATACCTTGTGCTTGAGAATCTTGTGCGGCGGCATATTGTCCACTTAGTGCGGCGAGTTTTGCTTGTTGACGTTGCTCTTTGGTAGATTGAATTCTACCATCATCTTGCGCTCTTACCATATCGATATTCTTTTGTTGAGCATCTAAATCGGCAGCGATATTAGCATTTACGTTTTGACTTCCAGCAGCAACTTGTCCAATTCCTCCAATTAAAGAACGACTTCCGCCCTCTGCTAAAGCATTAGTTTGTGTAGCGGCTAATCTCGCTTGTTCTTGCTTTTGTAAATCAGAACCAAGCGTCGAAACTTGCAATCCATCAGCAATATTTGTGAGTTTCACCTCTTTTTGATTAGCAATTTCTTTTGCTATTTTTTTCTTCTGTTTCGCAGCACCTAATGATTGTATTCCTCCCATTATTGCGGATGCTCCGCCTATTCCGACTGATACCCAAGCCATAGTCTATTTGTTTAAAAGATTATTCAATCTATTTTTTATTTCCAGTGACAAATAAGGGTTTTCGTGACCCTCTATAATTCTATCCTCAATTTGCTCTACTGTTTCGTTGTTTTCGTTTACGTGAGTTGTAGCCCAAATACTATCATCTATCACATAAACAACACGTCTTGTATTGGGTTGTGTTACCCCGATGTAAGGCGCTTCAATAGTTTGCTCAACCCCATCAATCCAAACCACACACTTCCCTTTCATTACTATAAATTGGTGTTGTGTCTTGTGTATTTTTGACGTTACCAATGTTCCCGCAGGAAGAAATATTTCCCTTACATACAAGCCCTCCGTGAAATGATGCGTCACGGGGCATTCTACTATTGGGAAGTTATCTACCATTACCGCTTCTAATTCGTCGATTTGACGGGTTAGAGTTTGATTTGCTATTTTGGCAGGAGTTAATTTCATTAAAATAATTTTAACAAAGGTAATTATTTATTACTTACAATCATTTGTTGTCGATTAATTAAACGATTTGCTAATCTCTGCATTAATAGCAAAAAGTTCGGTTTTTGTATTTTTTGATAAAGTTCCGCTTACTTGGAGGTGATAACCTAAAAGAGAGTTGATATTTACTGACTGCGGTTTACTAAGCATCACATAATCCCCTGAAACGATATTTGCAACCGCATTTAAAGTTAGGGAGTTGGCAGTTTTGCTCACAATCGTTCCTACAAGTAAGTTCGACAAATTCCTCACATCGTCGCCGACGGAAATATCGCTTGATAATTCAAACGCAAAACTCAAAACAAGCCCCGTAACGGCACAATTTCCAATCCCTTGAATACTTAGAAGCGAAGTATCAACAACTGCGTTTGAAAGCCTTGTGTGTGCTTTAAATACGCCTTCTTCCTTGTTAAAATCAACTGCATTCACGTAACCCAAATCTAAATCAGTATTTATCGTTAAATCCCAAGCGTCTGTCCCCTCGATTTCAAGAGTTTTGTAGTTCTTCCTTGTGCTAGGTTCTTGAGGAAAATTGATGACGAATGTACTCGGAGTTTCTACACCATAAAAAGTGTTCCTAACAGATTCGTTATGTTGCCAAATCTCACCGTTTTTAAACGATAGAAACTTGCCATTCACTCTTACCATATCTTCGGGGTTGAATTTTATTCTCCCCAACCAACCATTATCTTTATCAGAATAAATCCAAGTAACATAATCATCGGCATCACCATTCATTTTGATATTTAAAACAAATACGTCGTGATGTTGGTCGTATTCTCCAATGATGTTATCAATGACATTATCACGGAATAATTTCTTGAAATAAGAGTTCATTCCCTGACTTGAAATTTCAAATAATCCGTTGTTCGATTTCTTTAAAACAATTCCTCGTTTGGTATCAGTTAGATAGGTGTTAAAGGCATATTCGTCAAAACTTTCAGCGTGATATGAAATTCCATATTCGCCACCGTACATTTCCTGTTGCCCTAAAACGGATTCTATTTTTGTTAAATTTGAGCTTCCGTCGGCATTATAAAGAACATCTTTACCATAGTAAACTTTACTGCATTTATCTTCCTGATACACTTCAAGATTACTATCTGTACCTTTTATTTTTACAATATTACCATACGATTTGTCAATATCTTCCTTGAAATTAGCAAGATATAAATTGAAAGAGTTTAGCCCGTTTACATTTGTGTTGGAGTTATAAACTCCTGAATAGGTAATGTCGGCAAAACGTCTTGTTTGTTTGTACTCGTCACTACTTACTGCGGTGGGACAAAAGTCTATTGCTAAACTCTTTTCATTATAAGCATCTCGTATTTTATTACTTTCTATTCCATTTCCTTGAGCGTAGCAATTAAAAGTTTTAGTCAGTATGTGGTCGGTGTATTGATGTACGCCGCCTGTTATTGTATAGGTTTCGGGAGTTTCATAATAAATCCCTTCATCAATATCTAAAGGGATTGTTTCAAAAACATAAATGTTTTCTACATATCGAAGTTCGCAACTTGCATTCAAATATCCATAACGACTTCCTGCTCCGGCTTCTGTCCCCTCTATTTTGATATAATAAAAATCTGTCGCACTTGTTCCTGCTGTAAAAACCTTAGCAAAACCAACGTTTGCATAAGTACCTCTAACAACCGTAATGTTATAAATTCTATCAGGATGACTTGTAGAGGCAAAAGGATTTACTCCCGTGTTTATTTCAGCATCGAAGAAATCTTTAAAATTAAGATAACTTGCTTTTGATGTATATGACTTTTCAAATTTTATATTGGTAGAGTCATTTGAATAATGACTTGAAAGATTTAACGAAAACGTTGAACCTTGTTTTATAGGTCTGTTGATAAAAACTCCCAACCCATTATCAATAGAAAAATTACCTAAATAGCTAAAAGGTCTATCGGTTGTTGTTTGAGTATTATCTTGATAGTTTACAAATTCATTAGTGCTATATTGCATATCAAAATTAGACTGCTTAATTTTGGCATACAATCCGCTTGGCTCCTTTATACTTGTAGTGACCGTAGTGGAAATAAAATTATCAGGTTGCGTTTTCAACTCTAAAACTTTTACCTTTATGATATTTGGCAAGAATCCTGTAGCATCGTTTTTAACGATTAATATATCACCATCTTTAATCTTATTTTTGTTTTCTCCGTCCAATTTAATCCAACGGTATAATCCATCGACAAAAAATACGTTTATCGGTATGGTTTCATAGCTTTGAGTGTTGAATTTTATTCCAAATTTATATCTGTTAGCGAGTTTTGGCGGTTTTTGTGAGGGGTCAATCGAAACTTTTATTTGGTTTTGATTTACGGCATTTTCATTTGGAACAAACAACGTATTTGTAGCACTTGTAAGGGCAGTTGTTTTTCTACCTTGCTCATCCATATAAATTTGGCAAATCTCATAACTCCTGTTAGATTTCAATGATGAAGCAACCCCTATATTCTGAAAAGAAGAACTTGAAGACATATTATAAAAATAAGTCCACACAGAAGCCGTATCATAATGAACTACAGG